GTGAAGAATGATTTGTTTAACGATACTGTAAATGTTGGATAATCTAACTTATTTACAACATTTCCAGTAGAATCTTGAATTGTTTTTGCGATACCAGTATTTGTTGTAAGTCCTGCAAGATTTACAGTCAATTCATCATCTACCAGTCCAGGAGTAAACTTATTTTTATAATTTGAGACAGTAAAGAATTTAAATCCATAATCTTCAGAATTAAATCCATCTCCATCACTTGAATATTTTTGAATACCTTCAATAAAAACTTGATCTCCAATAGTAAATGGATCAGTAGAAAATCCTAAAGATGGAGTTGTTAAAACACACGTAAATATACCTGTTGAACCTGATAAAACCCTTTTAATAGAAACACCATTCGTATTATCCACAGCAAAAATTTCTGCAGATTCATTTGATATTCCTTTTGGTGCAGATTCTACATTTACAGAAACGACTGCAGTTCCATTTAAATTTGCACTAAGAAGTCCGGAATCTACTTTTTCCCTCGTTAACCGATCAACAACTACTAAGTCAGGTGTTCTAATATAATTTCTACCACCAAAAGTGACAGTTACAATACCAATGGCATTTGAATCTTCAAGAGTTATTTTTGGAGATATAAATGCTTTAGGTGTTAAAGTCCTATCAGAGGAATATTCGAATCCTTGATTAAGAATTCTAACTTTTTCAATATTTCCAATATTATTTGAAGTAGAAACTGTATATAAATTTTCACCTTCGACACTATTGCTATCAATAATTTCAGGAACTCTCTTATAACCAAATCCAGAATTTATTAAATTGATCTTACTTACAGGACCTTTTGCTGAAGTTGATGTTGTTGAATATTCAATTGTATCACATTCTGTAGAATCATAAAAATTCTTTTCAGGATCACCATTTAATCCAATTTCAAATGTCGTTGTTCCAATTCCAGAAATAATATATGAATTGTTATAAGCACTATCTGTGAAAAATATTTGTGAATAATTTTTCACATCTCTATCAGATGTAGAAATTCCACCAGATTTTTCTAAAGTATAGAAAAGTCTATCAGGAATGTTAGAACTATAGTTTACTGTACTGACTCCAGTTGAATTAGATAAACTAAACGAAGAAGTAGATCCTGTAGATATAAATTCATTAACAAAATCTTGATCATAGAATAATTTCAAATTATATCCACTTAGAGAACTGTCCGAAGTATCAAATACAAGGTTATTATTTTTTATTACAGAAATTTGAGGATTAATTAAAGAAATTGTTTGTGATCCTCCACCAGCACCAGTTATATCAACAGTAATTGGAGGATTTTGTATGGAATTTTTATAAGTTTTACATAATTTAAACTTATCAGAAGTAACTTTATATACGTAGTATGATCCCGTCTCTAATCCTGCAGAAACTGTATTGGCATCATAATATACTTTGTTTCCTGTTTCAAAACCATGAGATACATATTGAATTTCATCTGCATTAATATTAATAGCACCAGATCCAAATTGAATTTTATTAATTTCAATATTTCCAGTAAAACTATTTCTCGATAATCTTACTGCTGTTGATGTTCCAATTCCTACAGAAAGATTTGGTTGTATATTTAATTCAATTAAATCTCCAGCAGTTAAACCATGAGAAGTTGATACAGATACTGTCCCTCTTATAAATTCGATTTCACCAAGTTTCTGTTCAAAGTCTGTTTCAAAATAATAATTATCTATGTTATCACCAATATTTCTAAAGAATATTTCATCACCATTCAAAGCAGTTTTAATTCCAATAGTGTTTTTGCTTTTTGGTACAGCAAAAAGTTGTGTTGGAATATCAAAAGGTGTTCCCGTTGGAGATGTTGATATTGAAAGAGTGCTCGCACCCGAAGTATTAAATGTAATTGGTTGATTAAATCCTAAACCATGATCTTCTAGATGAATTCTTTGTACCTGAATACTTCTAATTAATTCTTGATTTCCAAATGAGAATGATGCCTCATAAGATATACCTGCTGTAGTTCCAAAACCAACTGTTTCATGTGGATTGAAATATAGTTTTTTATTTAAATTGGATTCAAAATAGTCCAATTTCTTGTTTATTTCAAATTCATGAGTATTGAATGTTACTGCAACTCCAATTTGATGAGACAAATTAGAATCACCTCTTTCAACTCTAAAAATATTTTTCTTAGGAAATATATTTAAAATTTTTAAAGTTTCTGATCCTATCGTTATACTGTTTCCTACGGAAACTGTAGATGGAATATTTGTCACATAAATCTCTGTACATGCTGCACCAGTTGCTCCGATTGTAGTTGTTATTCCAACAGAAGGAATATTAGTTACCGATATTTCATGATATCCATTTAATGAAGAAAGTATATTAGTGCTAAATCCAGAAATATTAATTGAAGTTTTATCATTTAAAGTATGACCTGCTCCAATATGCGCGATTATTTTATCATTATTCCAAACAAATATAACATCACTGTAAGTATCTTTTGTTGTCTCTACTTTATTTACAGATTTTCCTTTAATTACGGAAACATTTGCTTGAGCTTCATTTGGTGAAATGTCAATATCCGAATTGTCAAATTCTAATCTATCACCAACTTTATAATCTTGTCCTGGATTAATAATATCAAATCCATTTATTGATCCTTTTGATATAGATTCAATTTTTATTCTTTGTCTAGTAATTTCATTACTCTCAGTGAGAAAATCATTTCCGGCATTTTCATCTAATACTTTATACGGGAAAGTATTTCTGAAAAGATTTGAATTATTGAAATCAAATTTTTGATTTAAAGTTGCATTTTCTTTGATAAAATTAGATCTATAAGTTTTTCCAATAAAATATGGAAAAACAGGTTCGTTCGTTAAAGAATCTACTACAGCATGATATGCGTATACACCATTTGGAAAATCTGCATTTATTTCAAATCTTCCATTATGTACATCCAAATCTCCAGAATTATCGAACACATAATCTTCAACAAAAGATCCAAGAGGATATTCTTGCAATGATGGTCTATCTTCAATATTTGAAACAGATACAGAATAACCTGATGTTAAAGTTTTAATCCCAGAGTTAACATTTTTGGGATCAGATATTCCAAATGGTCCATAAATTGGATTTCCGTCATATGCCCAACCAATAATTTTAGATGATGATCCTGGAACATCTTGAAATGCATTTCTTATTGTGTCGGAATATCCTGTAGAATAATGCGAAAGTCCCTTCTCAGAATCGACCAATATTTGATAATCATCTGAAGATGATAAAGAAGTTTCATTTAAGTCGAGAGATCTAACATCAACTTCAAATAATGCTCCAGTTCCACTAGAAATAACATCTACTCTAGTAGTATCAGAATATCCAATACCTGCGTTAACAACCGTAACACTATTGACTTTACCCTCAGAAATAGTTGCTCTAATCTCCGCACCAGATCCAGATCCGGTAGGATCAACTACTTTTAATTCAGGAACAGAAAAATAATCAAACCCACCAAACTGTAAATTTGCATTTACAACAGATCCATTAACAATAATTGGTTTGACTTGTGCATTTTTTCCGGTTTTTAATTCAAATGCAGGTTTTCTTTCAAAATTTTTGATTGTAGAACCATACTTTGTACCTGGTTCATAAAGATAAGCATCTACAATTTCACCCTTTGCAACTGGTGTAGTTACAAGTTTTTTAACTTGAGTAGTTGTTCCACCAGAAGATGAATATTCTACTACAACTTCAATTTTCGGATATTTAAATTGTTGAAATCCTGTTCCAACACTATTAAAAAGTACATAATTTTCTTGCTCAAAATTAGTAATGATAGTTCCACCAATTCCAGCATTGCATAATCTAAAACTATCATTACTTACTGGTAAGACATAATATTGATTTGTAGTTGTTAATCCAGTAATTTTTTGAGGAATAGTTGTACCAAGTCCTACGACCGCATCATATTCTACAATTTCTCCTTTTGAAAATCCATGATTTTCAAAATTAATAGTATTATCTACTGTAGAAATTCCTGCAGATTTTACCAATAATGTTCTATTAGTTACTTTTCCTCCATCGATAATATTAATTTTTGATATAGTATTTTTTAATTCACCTGTTAATATTTTGTGAGTTCCTACTAAAGTAGTATCATCAAATTCAATAGCATTCGAATTATTTAAATAATCATCAAAAGATTCAAATAATTGAATTGTTGAATTATTATCAACTTTTGCATAATATGTTGAGCTATCAACTAGAGATGATTGACCTATTCCAATAGTAACACTTGGATTTCCATTATTTCTGTAAATAACTTCTTGACCATTCGTCAAATTATGATCTTTAACAAAGGTTAACTGATTAGTTGTAACATCAATACCACCACCCTCATCAGTAGATCTGGCATCAAATAAAATTTCTCTTCTTCTTTTTACAATAACTGGATCAAAATTTCCACCAGTAATATTTCCACCAACAACTTTTACCACGGAACCAGAATCAACATCAAAATCCTGATCATCAACAAAAATGTTTTTAATAGTACCCGAAATAACCGGTTGAATCAAAGCATTAGTTCCAAGACCAGAAGATATTGATGGTTTTATATTTGGGGGATTAATAATATCATAATCACTACCACCAAATAAAACTTTAAGATTCTCTAAAGGTCCATAATAAAGTTTATCCAGAGTTTTATAGTTATAAATTTCGACACCATTAGCCAATATTCCTACAGATCCAGGAACAGTTTCTTCATTAGTTCCATTTTCTAAATTTGGTGGTGATAATGGAAATTTCCTTAAAATATTATTTGGATTTATTATGGATGATTTTTGAGAATTTAAAACAAAAATTTGTTCACCTATACCGGTCTCTGGATAATTAAATTCCAATGCATCAGATTCATTATCAATAAAAGTTAATGCAGAAAATAACTTTATACTTTTTGGATTTGATAAAACTTTGACAAAATAAGTTCCTGATTCTAATCCAAGTAAGTTTGATGACCCATCAGATGGTGAATAGTATATTTCATCTCCAGAAACAAATGGAACATCTCTATCAAAAGTTATTGCAGTATAATTTCCAGTTTCAGGACTTTGATCGATTAAATCTCCTTCATTCGAATTTAAAGTCGCAGTTTTTATATTAGCAGTTATTTGATAATCGAAAAAATTTGTATTACCAGTGTATGAAGGTAAAGAATTTGATGCAACATATAAATTTTCATCATCTACATAGGTATTCTGAACATCAGAAACAAATGTACTATTACCATATTGAAATGGAACATATAAACTATTTGCCTTTTTAAGTTTTCTTCTTATAGAATATGTTCTATTACTCTGGGCATGGAAATTAAAATTAGATAATGAAATTTCCTTTGATGTGCTAGTTGCTGACTCTACAAATGGAATATCTGTAGTATCAGTTGGATACACAACAATATTTGAACCAAATTCTAAAATTTCTACTTCATCACCTACTTTTAGTTGAGATCTATCAACAAAAGATTTTAATATTACAGAAGATCCATTTATACTTTCTATATCTATTGTAGAACTTGTATTATAGATCCAGGAATTTGCAATAACTTCTTTATACGTTTTATTTGATTCTGGATTGGATATTCTATCTCCTATACTCCTTACAGTTAATATTTGACCTTCTTTAGCAATTACACTATCAGACTGCTGTACGAAATCCGATAAAACACCAGTTAATCTAAATTCTATTTTTTTGGATAAATCACCATCTTCATATCCATAATAAATTTCATCACTGGAATATACGTTTTCTGTTTTTTCAATAGTTTCTACTACACCCGAACAACCTAAAAATTGATTTACACTTTTATCAGTATAAGTTACTGAATTATTTCCAATTTTTAATGTACCAGAATCAGTAAATCCAATCGTAGAATCTACAGTTATGACTGATGAACCAACAGAAACTTTATCAATTGATTTTGTGCTTGGAGTGACAGTTAAAATTCCATTTATTGCAGAATTTTCATATCCAATAAAAAATCCTACTCTAAAATATTGTACACCCTTTCTAGTAAACGTTTCTACCGATGCTACTGATGCATTTGTATTAGGATCTCCAGTTTTATAGATTGTTTGACCAACCAATCTAGTAGGATCACCAGAAAAAATTTCTGCTATAGCAGCCTGTCTTCTAACATAATCAGCATCTGATGGTTTTAATAAGTATTCTTCTAAGTTAATTACTTGCGAATCTTCACCATAAAGAACATTAAACAAAATTCTAAAGGAATCTTTAGTTCCTTTAGAACTATAAAATGATCTTGCAAATTTGAGAAAATTTCCGACATCAACTTTTTCATTAAAATCTCTGCCTTCAAATCCAGGAGCAAAACTATATTTTAATTTGGCAAAAAATTCTTTTAGAAATAAAGTGCTTAAATTTTCTATTTTTGTAGAAGCACTATGAGAATCTGCAGATGTTTGAGAAAATAGTAACTCTTCTTGATCTAAATCTTGATGATATTTACTTATACCACTAAAACCACGAATACATCCAGTAAAACTAGTAGTAGTGCTTCCAGTGTAAGTAATTATCTCATCATCAATTTTTAATAAACCATAACTATTTGGAAATCCTTTTGTACTCGATACATTTATCGTAGTATCATCAGCATCGATAGATGCTGATAGAGTTGCAGTATCATTAACAACTTCTGGTTTTAAATTATCTAATTTTAAATATTGATCTAAATTTTCTACAATATCTACAGATCCACCTTGAAATTCCTGAGAAATATAATATTGCTTTAAAAATTCTGCAGTTTTTGGATTTTCATCCAAAATAAATTCTGGTAACTGACTATCAATTATATCTTGAATCTTAACTCTAGATTCAAATCCCGTTTCTATCATTTTACTCTCTAATTAAAGAACCATTTGAATAACTTGATGTATAAAAGTCTCTGACAAATACTGTGCCAGATATTTCATCACCAGAAGATATGACATCCTTTACCATATTTATTTTACTTTTTGAAACATCAAAATTTAAATAAAGATCTCTCAATCCAACAACATCATTCGATTCTGGGAATGCCTGAATTTCAATTATATTGTTCGGTTTTGATGTAGATGTAATAGTGATAGTTCCTAGTTCAATCTCACCTTTAATATAATCAACCTTTCCAACTCCTTTAGTTACAATTATTATATTATCATCTGCAGAATTTTTTACTACAGACAATAATCCAGTCTTACCATCAGCATCTGGAGTATCAGTCAAATATACTGTATCGGATTCTCCAGGTATAGTAAATCCTGTAGATTTTATATTCCTTCCTTCAGATTTTACATGGAATTGATTTCCAAAGCATAACTCATATTGAATCGGTTGATTTAATAGTGCAATTAAATTTCTCCTTATAATAACTCTTGTTATATTTGATGTTATTGCAGAATCAGTATCATCAATTGTTCTTAAAATCTTACTATACTTAAATCTTCCACCAAATTTATTTACATCAGATTCTTTAGAGTAATTTGTTAAAGAAGTAGAAACTTTTGATTTCAAAGAATCTGCAGAACTAACTTTAGCATCATTATAATAAACGAAAGAATCTAATTCAATAAAAAGAATTTTTAAATCTACAATTTTTTGATTTATTCCAGAAATTGAATAATTTTTTAAATCAGATAAAATTAAAGACTTATTAAAGTCTGAAACAAAAAATCCATTTTTTGGTTTAATTGATATTTCAACCACCCCAAATTGTGGTGGATCTAATTCTTCTCCACCAACAACAGATACTGACTCTGTATCTGAATATATTGTTTTAATTATAGATTCATAATCTCTTGAAGTTACTGCTCTATTTTGTGAAGCATATATTGCAGGTGCATAATTTTTAATAGAACTGATAGATTCTATTTCAGCACCATTTTGAGACCTTGTGTTCGTAGTTACTGAAAATGCTTCCGGTGTAAGAACATTATCAATATCATCAACTATTGTGCCAGAAAATCCAAAAACTGATGCTCCATTTCCCTCTTGCCCATTAGTTACAATATAATTTACAGTAATTATTTCACCTGTTTGTATTTTTCTACCAATAAGTCCATCACCAAAAAACAACTCATATTTTTCATCTTGAATTTCTTGCAAGAAATAAACCAAAGATGATTTGTTTATGTCCTTAATAGTATTTGATTGGAAATATTCAACACCATCACCAATTTCATTTTCTTTCTTTATATAAACCTTAATGGTTGAAGTATCGATAAATGGATTATCTAATATAAATCTTTGATCTAACGATCCATCATAAGTAAACGATTTTGTAAGGAATGT